TGGAGCGAATCCAGAGTTGTCCTTGCCTCAGGGTTACTACGCTTTGTAGGGCGAATCTTGAAAAATGCCTCTTGTGATGACATATCCCTAGTAAACCCCAATATTGTTTGTTTAGGCTCCGAATAGGAATCGCGCAAATACGCTGAAAAATGAAGTCCCCGGCAAGAGGTGCTTACAGCGCAAAAATGCGCCAATGTCCCCGGCAGGGGCTTAAAAATTCCGGATTTTTGCCGGCCTCTGAAATTTATTTCTACAGAAGGGGTATAACAAATGACCGGTGGTGGCTTGATGCAGCTTGTGGCGTATGGCGCGCAGGACGTGTACCTGACGGGTAACCCCCAGATTACATTTTTCAAGGTGGTGTACCGCCGCCACACCAACTTCGCCATGGAGTCCATTGAGAACCCGTTCAACGGCTCTCCTGGCTTCGGCAAGCGTGTGACGTGCACGATTCAGCGCAACGGCGATCTGATCCACCGCATGTACCTCCAGGCGACTCTGCCCTCGGTGACTCTCCAGACGTCCGATGGCTCTGGTGCGCAGTTCCGCTGGCTCAACTGGGTGGGCCACAACCTCATCCGCTCCGTGGAGATTGAGATTGGCGGCCAGCGCATCGACAAGCACTATGGCAACTGGATGCACATCTGGAATGAGCTGTCCCAGGAGGCGGGCAAGCAGGCCGGCTATGCGAAGATGGTGGGCAACGTGCCTGCGCTGACCAACCTGCTGGTGCAGGGCGGTGAGCCTTGCGACGATGACTGCGCGGGCGGCGAGCCCAACATGACGAACGAGTCCCTCAACTGCGCGCCTGCGTACACTCTGTACATCCCCCTGCAGTTCTGGTTCTGCCGCAACCCTGGTCTTGCGCTGCCCCTGATTGCGCTCCAGTACCACGAGGTGCGCATCAACCTGGAGTTCAACGACCTGCGCAATCTGTGCTGGGAGACCACGCCCCAGATCAGCTCCAACCTGCACACGATCCGCGACCGTGTGGCGGCGGCCAACCTCCAGGCGGCGTCCCTGTATGTGGACTACATCTACCTGGACACGGACGAGCGCCGCAAGTTCGCCCAGGTGTCTCACGAGTACCTCATCGAGACCCTGCAGTTCACTGGCGCGGAGTCCATCACGTCCTCCGCGAACAAGCTCAAGCTGAACTTCAACCACCCTTGCAAGGAGCTGGTGTGGGTGGTGCAGCGCGATTCCTATGTGTCTTGCGACGACACGGTTATCAACCCCTGGAAGGGTCAGCAGCCCTTCAACTTCTCCGACTGGTGGGACCGCTCCGTGCTGGAGTCTGGCTACTCCGTCACTCGCGTGGAGGGTATGGCGGGCAAGAACCCTTGCGTCACGGCGCTGCTCCAGCTCAACGGCCACGACCGCTTCCAGGTGCGCGAGGGACGCTACTTCAACGAGGTGCAGCCCTTCCAGCACCACACCAACATCCCCGCGGTGGGCATCAACGTGTACTCGTTCGCGCTCCAGCCCGAGCAGCACCAGCCCAGCGGCACCTGCAACTTGTCGCGTATTGATAACACCACTCTGCTGCTGACGGTGTCCAACAACGCGGTGGGCACGGTGGTGTCCTCTTCCGTGTACGTGTTCGCGACGAACTACAATGTGTTACGCGTCATGAGTGGTATGGGTGGGTTAGCTTACAGCAATTAAGAAAGTGTGGACAGTTTCGTGTCACACTCAAGTCATATTGGTTATTTTTACTTGATTGTCGTATGTGAGCAGGCGACCTAAAAACCTATAAAATCGCCATTCCCTGGTGAATCCGTGGACGGCTTATAATCCTTTCGCGTTACTATTTTAGAAATGGCAACGTGTAAGGCAATCGTACTATACAAGAAGAATTCAACGATGTTTGTAAACTCGTTAAAGAAAGCAAAAAAGAAGCAGGTGTCAAAACTCTACAAACTCTTTTACAAACTTTAAAGAAAAGGAAATACCGTTCCCACCCGCATTGCGTAAGCACCGCTTAATAAATATTTACTTATATAATATAATGCTATATCTCATAGTTACAGCATCTATAATCAGTAAGTATACAGAGCATACAATTATTGATGATGAGCATAGAAAAAATAGGTATTTGGAGTGTATACAACATTTAATAAGCCTATTAGATAATGATTCTTCCGTCAAACTTATTCTTGTTGAAAATAATGGCTTACGGCAAACATATTTGGACGATTTGAAATGTAATATTGTCTACACAAATAATAATAACTACACATTCAGTCACAAAGGTGCCAATGAGTTACTAGATATTAAAGAGGTAATAGAGCTATATAATATTAAAGATGATGATATCGTTATAAAATTAACTGGACGATACAAAATGCTGGATTTGACTTTTTTAGAGCTAGTCAAAGAAAATTCTACAGAATATGATGCGTTTATAAAGTTTTTTAATGCATCTACACGAAAGTATATATACGACGACTGTGTGCTGGGATTATTTGCTGTGAAATGTAAATACATGAAAGATTTTAAATACGATTATATAAATGTTCCAGAACAAGAGTTTGCTAAATACGCGAGGGAGAACATAGATAAAATAATGGAAGTATACCACCTTAACATGGAATGCTGTTTTGCGGATGATTTACGGAAATGGTGTGTATAAGTTTCTTATTTCTAACGGCATATGACAGAACGCGGTAATATTATTAATCCATATATACCCCTATAAAGAAATAGAGGCCCATGATATACTTCATACTTACTTCGTGTATAATCGACGAATGCCCTGTGAGAGAAAGAGAATATTATACGGCATACGCTTCCCTGGAATGCGCCATTCATAAATATAATATACAAGATACGAAAATCATTTTTGTGGAAAACAATGGGAAACGCGAGACGTATCTGGATGAACTGGGCTGCGATGTGTTTTACACAAATAACAACTCTTTACCGGTAAAAAACAAGGGGCGAAAAGAGCTACAGGATATCTTTGACTGTATCGAGACATATTCTATAAGAGATGATGATTTCGTAGTGAAACTCACAGGGCGCTATATTATCGATAAGCAATCCCAGTTCATGGAGACATTAATGACGCAACCCACGGCAGATTGTATAATAAAATATGCGTCTCATAATTCCCCTTTTAGTTTGTATTATAAACGGGAATCATGTATTTCGGGTCTCATTGGGATGCGCTGTCGGTATATTAAGATGATTGAGCCTCCTACAGAGGAGGAATGTGCTGAATGGAAATGGGCGGCCGTGACATGGAAGATGGATGAACAGCGTGTAATAGGGCTTCCTATGCTGGGTGTCTGTATGAATGTGGCATCACAGATGTACTGTTTTGCCTAACGGCATGTGCGTCTAGGTATCAGAGAATATCCGACAGTTTATCACGTATAACTTAAACGCAAAGCTGTATAAATGAGAAGTATGGAAAGTATAACATTTTGTATACCATTTTATGGAAAAGAAGAAAAGCATACGCTTATTCTTAAAACCTGTGTGGAAAGAATCCGATTGTTTTATCCAAACAACCCCATTTTAATATGTAAGACTTCCGATTCTCTATTTCCAGATTTATCTATGTACAGCGCAATTGGTGTACATAACACATTTGTCGATGGTAGCCATGTGTTCGGTGCCATAGAGCTCCTTTTGAGAAAATGTACGACTGAAAAGTTCTTAATATGTCATGATTCTATGTTCCTATTAAAAGAACTACCTTCGAGAGTAGTTTATAAAGAACTATATGCTCTTTGGCATTTCAAGGAGCAATTTCAATATTTTTATCATCAAGATTTACTGGTAAAATCCTGTATGGCTGCAACGAAAATCTCATACGGGGAACTCGAGGTAATCTTGGAAATGGGCTCTTCAGACCTTAATAGAGTATGTACTGGGCTGTTTGGCCCAGCCTTTGGAGGAAGTATTCACACACTAAAAAAAGTATGGGATATCTTAAATATTTCTGAAGAAACCATTCAGCCATATCTAGGTCGCCAAGGTTTAATGGCGAGCGAACGAGTATTTTCGGTCATTTTCAAATATATGGGATTCGATACATCATTGTCCTTAAATGGAGATATTTATGAACATCCTGGTAGATTTGAAACAAATACAATACCCCCTTTCGAGAATGTGAAGTATCCATCATCCTATTTTTTCAAAATATGGCAGGGCCGCGTCTAGGTA